ATATTGAATGTTAAATATTTTGAGCCCCAAGTATTTGTATTAAGTCCTACAACAACTCCAAGTTTTATAGATCCTCTTCTACCGCTAGTAAAACTTTGAGTTATGGACATAATCTTGTAATAATAATTTTTTGGCTAAAAGTAAAGAGGACCGCCATAAAAAAGCAATCCCCCTCACAATAATTAAATATTAAATTTTAGTTTCTGTTGTATTGATTATTCGAGGGCTACATTTAAAGTAATTTTAATTTGATCCCCAGGATTAGAAACAGTGTACGGACCGTTTGTAAATCTTTCTGCATACATAATAGAACTATATAAAGTCGCAGTGTTCAAACCTGCAATTCCGTTTGATGTTGCACTGAGTGATGGAGTAGTAGTAAATTCATTTGCATTTGGAACGGAAAACACTGTGTATACATTAGATGTAAGTGTAGTATTTCCAGTACCAGCCGCAACATAAAGAATATCTCCTGGAACTAAGTTATGACCAGCTCCAGACACGACAATTTTACCAAAACTGAAAGTAACGCTGGGATCAGTTTCAACTTGAATATTGCCGATAAGTGGTTTATCCAGATATACAACTTTATAAAATCGATCAATACCAACAACTTTAGTGCCAGTTTGAATTCCGGCATTACCTCCTACAAATTGGCCTAATGTAATATCATTGACATTTTGATCCAAATCAATAGTAATATAAGAGTTACCTACAATGCCTATTACTGGGTCAGTATTATCTCCCTTACTTACCGTAGTACCGATACCAACTCCTGCAGCGTTCAACACTCCCTGAACCGCAATAGGCATATTATTAGCACGAGTTACATAGTAACCGAAAACATCTCCAGCCTCACCGGTAAATGTAAAGGTTTGTTCTGGATATGATGCAGTGGTTCCAGAACCAACCTGGTTAATTCTCCAACGAGATCCGTTGAGTAAAATACCAGTTTGGTCTGCATAGGTTTGGTCCGTTCTATTATCTACGCAATATGGGTAGCCTGTAGATGGCACATATCCATAAGCATTAGTATTTCCAATACCATAGGGTTCGTAATATGTCGTCTCAGAAGGAACATCCGTCTCGGCCGGAGAAGTATTACTCATAAAAAGTTTTAAAACTAAATTTCTCGGAGACTGATCAGCGAGACTTGCAGTATGATTGTTTTGTGCAATCAAGTATCTGAGTGACTCAAGCTCTCCAATATTTGGAACTAATAGTGCCATTTAAAAAACTCCGTACAAACTATAGTTTTGTGATATGCTATGTCTATTTATAATTTTAATTTTAATGAGATTAAAAACCTATTAATGTTGTTTACTGCAATAACGTCAAAGGTAAGTATATCACCAGATACTATGGTTGTCGTCCATCCGGACAATACATCATCTCTAACTTTCCTTGCATTAGTCAACTGTACATATGTTCCGCCAACTATTGAAGAAAATGTTGGAAATGTTGAATAATTTGATTTTTTAATGTCTAAAATTAAATCACCTTGTTGATCAGATAATATAACTATATTTTCCAATATACCAGATACATCGAGAGTTACCGATCCTTTATTTCCAGATAACATTGAAATTGAACCACTGTCTACAACATAATTTATCGTTCTTGTCAGATCTGCAGTTGTTGCAAGAGCAATGATAAAAACATCGTCTCCTACTGATGGAGCAACGGTAAAGATAATATTGTTTGTTGAGATTGTAAAATCCTCAATTGGTTCCATTACAAGATTATTCTTAACAACAATCAATTGTTGATCATTGATTGGAACATAAGAATCTCCACTTGCAGTTAATCCGAATGTGTGAGCAACTCCCGTAAATTGAGAATTTATATTATCTAAAATTATATTTCCATATTGAATGGATTTGGTTGGTATTTCATAATCAACACCGATTCTGTATGGACCAGGTTCATTTAATGTAACTAAGTATTCTGCCATTACGATACTCCAGGAGTTACGAGAACATTTCCTTGAACTGCTCGTGTTCTATAGTAATTGGGAGAAATTAAAATAACATCGTAAACATAACGCCCACCTTCCATCGATCTAGTCGCAGTATGGCCCATAGAAACCGCAACTTTTCCATTTAGTAAATCTGGAAAACTTAACGTTAATGGATATGCAGTAGAGGACGTTGGAGATTTTCGGATTGAAGAGATTCCAGTATATCCAGTCAAATTCAAGGGCGCATTATTATTATTCCGAATTGTAAAAACAGCCTGAAAATCAACTCCTTGTTCTAAAACTAAATTTACATTCCTTGCTGCCATTATTAGAATCCGTTCTTTTAATTATTTATGAGTTGGTGTCTAGTTTTGAAAGAATGAGTTTCATCATATCTTTTAACTCAGCCACTTCATTCTTAATAGTTTCTATTTGATTGACTTCATCTTTTAGTTTATTCATTTCATTAACTTCAAGTATTTTTCTTTTTTTTAATTGCAAATAATTGTCAAAATTTGTATCAGAACAATCTATAATAGCACGGGAATGTATATCACGATATAGTCCGGGATTTCCTTCTACTGGCAATAAATTGTCCATATTATATTGATGCGATTACTCTAAGGTCTCTAATTCTGGGGACAAAAGATGAATTTGTTCCTGTCATATTAATTTTAATTTGATATCCATTAAATTGTTGAATATTGGGCATAGTAAATTGGTAAGATTTAAAATCATTTTGAGTTGTCGATGCAGTTTTAAATTTATCAGACTTTCCATTATTTTTGGAAATATCAATAATATTGGAATTTATATCAAGATTTTCATGACCGGGGAACAATTCCCATGAAGTATTTCCAATCTCACCTCTATCAGTTCTAAAAATTCTATAACATACTCGAATATCATTACTAAAATGCCTAAATGCATCAAAGAATACTTGTAAGTTATCTGCAGGTTTTTCGAGGAAAACCGGTCTACTTATGTAAATTGCTGCAGTGGGATCTTCCGAAATAGAAGTAACTCTAGGATCGGTAATATAATTTGAAATTGGAGAATTGATTCTATTTGCAACAGTAATTAAACTACATCTATCTAAATCTATTACTGGAGAAACTTTTTCATTATCAGTATCTAAAGTTACTTCAATTGTCAATGACTTATTGCCAGGGAAATTTGACAAATGAGTAGTCTCGTTAATTTTAGAACAAATAATTCGAGGTGATTGGAAGGATGTGTTCCCCTCCAAATCCAAGTCAACAAATCCCTGGTCAATAAAAGATATCAAATTACTGTGCGGAGTAGATCCGGAGAATGTTCTAATTTTTGCACTAAGGGTTGTTCCAGCAGGTCTTAATGATTGCAGATTTGCATTAACTATATTGAATGGTATATTTTGTGTTGCACCGGGAGTATTTGGATTACTTACCATGATAACATCATCATTGGAACCACAAGATTTATCTTCGCGGAAATATAACTCAGGAAACTGATTAGCATTTCCAGTTGTTCGATCAGAACCAGAAATAGCTGGATTTATTTTTATATAATAATAGTCGAGATCTGTAGGATATGTGTTAAGATTTGTTTCTGATAAGTTATGAGTCTTATTAATTCTTCTCAGAGAAACTCCATTAAGTTCATATTTAAATACATTTGAATTTATGGGGTGATCATTTCCAAATGTCCCGTCAATGTTTCTTGTAATATTAGTAAGAACATTTGTAGATGTGTTTACATTACCGTATTGAATAATTTCATTATTGATGAGTATATATCCAGGATTAGTAGAAGGAGTTACCGGCACACCTTCGAAACTCGTGAATATTCCAACAGAACTTACAGGAATATTATCTGTTGAAGATGTAGAATATGAAGCACTTAATGTTACTGGTTTTTGGTCTGATTGCAGAGAAAATAATGTAACTCTATCATTATCCGAATACATTCCGTGATTATTATGACTTACTTTAAAGTGAAGTCCATCGGCAATAATATTAATATAAGTAACATTTGAATTGGGTAAAGTGTTTGTGCCCGCAGTTCCAATATAGTATAAAATATCATTTGAATTTTGCACTGGATTTCCTATTACTCTATCCAATAATAATGAGTTAATTGCAGTTATGACTCCAACATTATTCGGTATAGAAAGTATTAATCCACTTCCCAACCCATCTGTTTGTGCATAATCAATAGTTAGTGCGTCACCTGTAACATATCCTGTTCCGCCTATGGAAACGGTTGCTGCGATAGCAACTCCGCCGTTTACGCTTAAATTAACTTTAGCTCCTACCCCCCTCCCAGTAAGAGATTCCAAATTAATGTTTGAATATGTTTTAAATCCAGAAGTAAACCCAGCCCCTACGGAAGTTGTAATTAAAGTACTTCCTATTCCAATAGAACCCGAAACACTCTTAAGAAATCCTACGAAATTTGAATTATTTTGTTGACGAACTCTGACACCAGGTTGTAAACCTATAATTTCCGTATTGGTGAAACTTTTTGCAACTCCAACTAAAATAGAACGAGAAATGCAGTCCAAAGGGTTGGCTCTAAGGGTTACTATTTGTTTATTACCAATACCTAACTGAGGATTATAGAATCTAACTGTACTTGGAGTATTTTGAATAAATGATGCTCTATATAAATTTAATTTTAGATCTTCCAGTTGACTTGGATCCCATGTTGCTCCATTTTGTGACTTAAATAGAGATCCTAAAAGTGGTTGTTGAGATACAATAATTTTTTCAGATTCACTTAAACTTACAGTAGTAACATCCTCCTCACCCATTCTAGAAATAGCCACAGTATATTCATTAGAAGCAGAAAGAAGAACTACGCAATATGAAGTACCGCCTTCCAAATATACCGGAGATGGGAAAGTGAACGTTGTTCCAGTCGTTCCAAGATCGGAAATTTGAACATCTACTGGTTCTAATATGCACTCACCAAATGGTAGAATCACCTGAGTAGGTAATCCAGTCTGCATAGTTCTGATCTGCATTGTAACAGGCAATCCTGCGGTATCTTTAGTTCTAAAGAAAACTTCACATTTTGTTATAAAGACTCCCGTTTCATCTGGAACTTCAAATGATTGTGCAAGTGGATCCACCCATCTAGTTTGAGTTGTCTGTCTGTCACTAAATGTCGAAGAAGACCTAGTTTCGGTGTCACTGGCGGTGAATGTTCGGTCTTCTGTTTGATTTATTCTTTCTACGGTTGCATTTCGAATTCTTAATGTGGTTTGTTCCACATTTTGCAAGGTTCCAGATGCTGTGTATCGAGTTTCCGCAGTACTGTCAGTAGTTCCTGAAATAGTAAGATTTGTTGCACTTGATGTTAACGTAAATGTTTTTGTTCCGGTAGTAAATTTGGGAGCCGACGCTAGGTTAATATCAGGAATAAACATTGTTCCAATCAAAGTTCCAGCTGCATCGGTAACCAATCGAATATCCTGTACTGTGGCTACTGCTCCAGAAGCTTCACCAACTAGTCTCATGCCTTTTGCAAGATGGCCATAATAACCACTTGCGGCTTGCAATTCCAAACTAGCAGTATCTACATTCAATACTGTAGAAGTTGAAGAATATTGACTTGGCAGTCCATTTGATGGGGAATACGGATTTTCAACAAATACTTGTGTTGGTGTTGCATATGAACCATACTTATGATTTGTTTGTGCAACTCTAAACCGTATTGATGCAGTACCAAGAGTACCCAAAACAGCCTCACCAACAACAAAACTACCTGATACCATAGAAATTTCTATTAGTTTAGGGATCATATATGCACTCATATCGATATTATCAAAAAATGCATAAAGTTGGGACTTGGGTTTCAATCTTCTAGCAATAAATTCTACATTTCTAGACCTCATAGTATGAATCACTTCTGTAGAAACTACTCGGTTACCTAAATCAACACTTTCAAATGTTTCGCCAACCTTATATTGTATTCCCTGTCTTGATTGTTTAGTAGTAGTTAGAGTAGTAACGTTTTCAAAATTAGTAAATGTATCTCTATTAGTAGTTACAGTAGTTTCTTGTACACGTCTTGTTTTTTTACTTACCTGCACATTTTGAGTTGATGATGTAGATCCTGTCACAGAAGTTCCTGTGGGAATTCTTCCCATATTTACCCTTGAAGTTACTTGCGATCCAGTCCAAGTAGTTTCCCATGATCCCCAGGTTATCGGAGATAATCCAGTATTACTGTCAATACCAAGTTGTTGCATTGTTGTCGTATAAGTTCCTTCCTGATCTATTACTTTTTTAGATCCTTTAGTTTCAATCCAATTATCTGTGGATGGATTCAATTCTATTTGGCCAATCCAGTTTACAACGTGGAAAGGATTTACATTTTCAAATCTCGTCCCAAAGTTATTTTTAACATAACTTACATCAGTATATTTTAGACAGATCACATCACCAGATTTGACAATATTTGGATTTCCTAAATTTTTAACAAATCTAAAGTCTGCATCTGGATTTGACGTTGAACTCAATCCAGATACGACCTCAGAACCCAAAAGCAAATCAATTGATGTAGTGTAATGTTGGGGTCTTAGTTCTCCTTCTTTTATATCAATACTACATCTATGTGAAAAATCTCCTAAAGATCCACCATTATCAGATTTGAAGTTATCGACAAAAAATCCACACTTAAATCTATCTAATCCGGTATTAGCATCTCTTAATGTTAAGTTTTTAGTATCAGTTTCTAGTAATGAAAGATTTGTGTAGTATTCAACATTTTTTAACCTATCATCCAAGCTAGAGATATCTTTCATTCTATATCTCTTATGTTGCGTAGTTCTAACTTGTATTTGACTTGCGTTTCTTACATAAGCAGGTAATTCGAAAGAACCTATTTCCAAAGCGTGTTCAATTTCCTGCGCCGGTTTAGGATCTAAAGCTGGAGTTCCATTTGATACTAAAAATCTACCATCTTTCAATAGAAAAAGTTTATCAGATCTCGGTAAGTAGTATGTATAACTAAGTTTAATATTTGAATCGGCCGCTATGATATATGGAGTTGAAGAAGTTGCACTAACATATTTTCTACCAAAAAATTCAAAGGGAGATCGAACATTTGCAGTATAATTATATGGAGAAACTCTAGGTCTTAAATCAATAACATCACTCGCAAATAATCCACCAGATTGTATAATATCATTAGTGTACCTATCAGCATCAAATGAATCTACTGTTATAAAATCACCATCATCATTTGAATCTATTATATAATTTTGAAATACTATTTTTAATTTTCTTGATGGTGCAGAAACTTCCGGATTTCTACGTATATATGAATAGTCAACTACTTCATCAGTATTGCCGTCAACAAAAGAAAAATCTTTAGTAATATTTCTGTCACCAACAGTGATATTAACAACTTTTGCACTAACTCTTGATTCAAGAAATAAAATTCTTTCGTTTTCTATAAAGAAATTTTCATTATCATATACAAATTCAACAATATTACTTCCATTACTAGAAACAAAAGTTGCAAGTGTTTTACTATCTTGACCTTGAATGACTTCTCCAGGTATCGTATTTAAAATATTTGCATTTAATTCAGATATTTGAAGTTTTGGTAGTTCTGGATCATTTTCATCTGAGGACTCAACTATAGACAAAACTCGTTTTACATCGCCAACTCCCAAAGAGATTGATTTATCTTGAACTCGTACACCGTAGATTTGACTATAAGTTAATCCATCATTCAAGGAAGTTGATCCTGCGCCTGAAGATGGATTGGATGATAAGTTAACTAAAAGTGTTGAAGCTTTTTGAAATATTTTTTTTCTTGGTTTTAATTGACTTTTTTTCAAGGTAGCGGTTAATGTTGCAGTTCCATTTTGACTCAATCCAGTCAATGTTATAGTTCTAGCAGTGACAGAAAAATTTTGTCTAACTAAAGGTTCCACACTTCCATTAGAATAAACAAGAGAATACGATTCTTCATCATAAGGTTCTAAAGTTAGTTTGGAATCATTTTCCAAAGTAGCAGTTAAAGAATTGGAAGAAATCGTAACGGAATACGATTTTCTTATTATCACTTGACCTTCACTTAAATCAACTGAAGCTACATTACGGTGAGTTAGTGGTACATATAAAAATGACTGTGAATTATCTAGAATATTTGGTGTAGCTAAGAAAAGGTCTGTAGTGATTACTTGCGTAGTAGGTAAAGTTCCAAATCCGACTCCAGAAACATTTGTGGTTGGTACAAGAGAAATCTGTTTTGCCGTTGCATCTACTGCTGATACCCTGTTGAAAGTTGGTAAAGTTTGTCCAGGTTTCGAATACGCTAATATATCTCCCGTGGCAATGCCTACTCCAAAAGTTGAAGAGGAATTTGTTACGGTACTAACTCCACCAATAGCAGCGGATATAGTAAATGAAGATCCATTGGGCGCTAATTGTGCAGATGGTGTCAGTACTGTATCACAAGTAAACGACGTACCATCTAAACTAGTAATTTGACATACATCATCGACGCCAAAGTCTCTAAAAATATTTACGGTTCTAGATATGAGATTTCCGTTTACAATAAGTGGTTCATTAGTTATAAAAGATCCGCTTACTTGATACAAAATTAATTGATTAGAATTAGAAACATTTTGTACAAGAAATCCACTTGCTGAACTATTTGCTCCCTCAATAAAAGCTGGAGTAGTTAATGTAATACGTGTATTTAAAATTAAATAGTCATATGTTTGAGTATCAAATAACGCAAGTTCATAAACTGATTGCGGGCCAACATAATTTGCATTTGCAAGTTTGAGGTCATAACATTGACCTATTCCTATTTCAAAACCAGATGATGTTCCTGGAGTAACCGTTCTATTCGAAAATAATTTTATGGTAGTACCATATCCAATAGGAAGAGTGCCAAATACATTATTGACCTGAACCCGATTTCCTAAGGTGAATGGTACGGTAGTATCCAATTCACTGCCTGTAGTTCTTGGTTTTGTTACATCTATACTAGTTGTACTTAGAGTTTCAATTTCATATCCTCTTACATAAGCTTTACCTGGAGAAACTTGTAAAGTTAATAGGTCATTTGATGCTACATTTCCTTGGGACGTTAACTGACCTTGATTATATACTCCATTATTGCCTAGTTTATCATTCAAACATTCTTTTATTTCTACACTAAATGGTATTGTATAATAATCACCAGATTCATCATAAGTTCTTCTAGCCATTTCATCTCGCAATAAATTGGGAGAGTCCTTAGTAGGAGGACTAAAAATTTGTCTTACACCATCAATTATTCTCGCTAATTCTACAAAATTTTGATCATTTAGATCATCAATTGACTTTTTAATTAGAGTTGCGGTTATTTTAAGTCTATCAGCTCCTGGTGCCGAAAAATTAGAAAATCCCCGAGCGTTGTCATACAAGTCTGAAAATTCTTCAGATGCTACTGCAATACTTTCATCAATTGCAAGTCCAATCCTGTATGTTGGAATATTGGTATACTGATCCAATATTAGTGTTTGGGAAAAAACATCAACAAAAAACCCTCTAATAAAATATACGCCTTGTTCTATTTTAATTGCCGATCCTGTAGCTAAAGATTCGGAAACTATTGTCGTTGCGAAAGTAGTTCCGGACCTTATAGCCGAAAGTTCATAATCAATGTCGTCTAATGTAATTAAATTTTCTCCGTCTACAAAAGTAGTATTATCAAAATTGATATCACTACCAGATTTATACTTAATGTAGAGAGTATAGTTCTCCCTTTCAGACTCGAAATCTGTGATAATATTTTCTACTTTTGCAACGACTCCACTTGTTTCACCTTTTATTAATTTATTAAGTAATTTTGATATGTATAAAGATATTGGGATTCCTAAATGACTCGGATCAATCTGCACACAAAAATATTGTGTGTCAAGAGCAACATTTCCTGGTATTACGACAGCACCTTCTTTAAAGAAATGTTGACCAAATTTTTCAACTTGATTCTGCAAAAGTGTTTGTAGAGTAGTTAACTCTCTTGCCTGTAAAGGAGTTCCTGGTTTAAATAATACCCTCTTATAATTATTAGTTACATCGAAATCATCAAAATATGGAGGTGCATTTAAATTAGTATTTTGTGGCATTTTACTTTAAAACTCCAGAACAACTTTGATATCTTCTTTTTGACTTGGGGATCTAGGAATTGGCGCTCTATTATCAATATAGATAATCTCTCCTGATTTTGTATTATATTCTGCAGAGGATATACCAGATATGAAATTAAGTCCCAATTGATAAGTCCTATTATTTATTGTAGTTGAAATGCCTCCAAATCCGGTATCGATAGATAGAATTGGGCCCACCAATGATGATGAACTAATACTAGTGTCGTATCCAATATCAGGATTTGAAGTAAATGGAATTATTTTAAATCCAGTTTCACTTGAAGCTAATCCCGTAGGTTGATAATACTTCAGTACCCCAGTTATTGAATCCCACGAAGCAACGTAACCAATCGCTGTTGATCCCAATCCCACAGTCTGTTTGATTATAGAATCAACTCCATACGTGGTATTTGTAGTAACGCCGGACAATTTTAATCCTTTGAGCCCACTCACTACCGACACATTCAAACGTTCAACCGAACTATTTGTTGTGGTGGGATTTTTTATAATTCCAACCCTAGCAAAATCATTTCCATTAATAACATCTGGATTACTTTCAATAGTTTCAAATCTAGAATATAAAAGAACTCGATAAGATCCCAACTCTCGATTAATATCATATCCGTGACCCCCTTTGGGTGGAATAATGACACTAAAAGAAGCTAACGATGTAGTCCCTATACCTGTGTTTACTAGTCTATTTATTGGTCCATTTAATTCAGATCCAGGAGCTCCTGGAAAAAATTGTATTGTACCTGAAGTATATCCTCGGCCGCCATCGGTAACAAAAACCTCAGATACTTTTCCGAAGGAGTCTATAGTGACAGTAGCTTTTCCGTCAGAACCATCACCCAAAATTGGTATATTTGAGAATGATGTAGAAATTGGTTGATAATTAGATCCTCTGTTATCAATAACAACTACCTCTATCTTTCCATCAATTGCATTATTTTTTATGGAAATACTTTCTCCACTAAATCCCCAATTATCAGGAACTGGAATATATTCAATTGAGTCAAACTTAATAATTTCAGAAGGTTTGATTGTATAAAGGTATTTCCAAAGATACCCATCACCACTTGTTCCTGCAGGCCTTGGTTCCAAATCTACAAAGGTTGGTTGGTCATATGAAGGTCGGCCTCTTGGATTTTCTGGGTCAGTACCATTCATCAAACAAATATAAACTCGCAAATCTTCATTAATAACATAATAATTTGATTCATATAAACTATTTCTCCCAGTTACGGGAGTTGGATTAAATACTGAATAGTCATGTCTATACATTTCGTAAGTGTTACCGGAAATCCATTGAACCTTTCTAACTAATTTTCTTATATCCTGAGGAGTTATTTTTTTTAAAGCAATTATACTATCTTTAATTTCATATTCTTCCTTAAATCCATCTACAGGAGAAGGAGTATTTGTAATCCAATTTGGAGACCCTCCGCCCTTGATCTGTAGGGAATTGGGAAGACCAATAAATGTATAGTAAAAATCCGGTTGAGTTCCTATACCGGAAACATTTTTGGCAAAATTATCAGCATTCAATATTCTAAATTGATCTGAAATAATAGCAGGCATTTTAAATTACACTTTTCTTTCTTTATTTAGTTACTTAATAAACTTCTTGTTCTAATTACCTTAGATGATGTAGATAATCCAATTATTCCATTGTCAGTAAACGCACTAAAGGACTTCGGGTTACCCAAAACTCTATTTTGAAAGTCAAATATTTTCCCCCAACTATAGTTTCCATAAAAATTATTTGTACCTATTCCAGAATTATTTGACCCTCTTTTATAAATTTGAACAAAGTTTCCAAAAGAACTTGGAGCTAAATTACAGGTAACCGTAACTATTCCCAGAACTGGATTTGTTACTTGTTCTACTCTATAAACGCCATCAATAAAAGATACAGCTGTACCTACTTTAGATGCTGGATAATTAGACATTCCACCTAGAGAAGTTGTTATTCCCGTAACAGCATGACCAACAGTGACGTTACTATCAGTAATTACAAAGTAATCTCCTTTTGTCAATTGAGAATTGTTAACTCCCAAAACATTCAAGGAAGTGTATCCAATTCCTAAAGTTTGATTATCATAAGTTTCGGATTTTAATACAAATTCTATCTTTGGAGTAATTGTACCAATTCCCGGTGTTCCGGTAATAAAAGTATTAATACCAATAATTTTGCCATGATCTCCAATAACTTTAATGGAGACTATATTTTCAGTATTATATACATCTGACTTAATTATGACTTCCGGTAGATTTGATTGAGAATATCCAAATCCACCATTAGTAACAGTGATTGAAGTAACTATTCCACCAGAAACAGAAGCAACACCCGTTGCTCTATTTAAAATTGGTTCTGCATAAACAGAAGTTCCTCCGTGGCCAACAATTACATACGTCCCATCAACACCAATCTGATCGGTAAAAATAAAATCTTTTATGATATTAGATTGATTTGTAGATCTCAATACCCATTGACTCAAGTTTAAAGAATAATAAAGGTTTTGGGAATTGTCCGAGGCTACATATATTCCATATGCATACTTAATATTTACCAAATTTACTCCAATATTTGTTGGAATTAGTTCATATTGTGATTGGGATATTGATCTTATGACTGTTCCACTGTTACCTACTATTACAAAATGTCCTTCAGCAAATATAACTTTATTCAATGTTTGGGTAGTAATTGATTCTACAGTTTCCCAAATTTGACCAGCGCTTGAAGTCAAAATAGTTCCATTAACACCAACAGCTACAAAATATCCAGAATTTATCGATGAATTAAATGAAAACGAAACACTATTTAAAGTTGATAATGTTTGAGAAAATCTACTAATAAATGCATCAGTTCCTATACCAATTCCCGTAAATATAGATCCAGCCGTCCCCACTGTTACATAAGTAGAATATGATGGAGAATACACGACCTCGTTAAATGTGCCCGAATAATTAGAATTTATTGCACCAATAAATCCGACTCCAGTAATAAATTGTTCTTCCTTTAGAGATATTGTTGACCAGGAAGTTATACTATTTCCAACACCAATAGATCTGACTACTCGTGCATTACTGCCTACAGAAATATAAACATATTGATTATTATTTTGAGTTGAAATAACAGAGTTTGCATAAAAATTTGTCTGTAATCCAATTGTAGAATTTTGCCACGTTTTCCCATCTGGACTTGAAATCACTGCCTGGGTGCTTCCAACACCAACAA